TCCGCCATTACTTCATTAATTCCAGCCATTAACTGTGCAAAGACACCACCAAATTGTTGGCTTTTTGGACTCATAGTCATTGCCCTACCTAATAATCTAGTCGTTCTAGGTGAAGTTAATATTCGAGATATAATATAAGGCGTTAAAGTATATTGTGCAATATCTACGCCTAGTTCAGTTTTAGATTGTGCTGCATCTACTCCTGGAATAACATTCATAATACCAAAAGTGTCTAATATTAAACCTGCTTGACCAACTTTAACCATAAAGTCTCCAGCAGCAGAAGTTCTTTTTTGTGCGCCTTCTAAAATAGTAATAAAATCTTTTATAGAAGTTTGTTGTTTCTTTGTAAATGCAGTCGTAAAAGTATCATTAAGAGGTGTATTTTTGTTTAATAATTGTTTTAAGTTTGTTATTTTAAATTCACCTGCTACAATATCTTTTGGACTTAAAAGAGCATTTCCTATTTTTGGCATTGTGTTTTCACCAATATTTGATAATACACTTGAAGCATTGTCTCTTGAACCAGCAATTAAAGATTCTAAATAACCTGTTTGCATTTTTTGAAACACATCATTTGCATTAAATGCACCATCTGTTCCTTTTGCAAGTTCAGCAGATTTATTAAGAGCAATTCTAGCTTCTTTAATTAAAGTTACATTACCTGAAGCAAAAATTGTTCTACCAATTTCTTCTGGATCATTTTTAAGCAAACTAGCTATATTTTTAGATTTAACTGCTGCTGCGCCTTCTGCCCAAAACTGAGTTGCTTTTTTATATTCTGTTATAAATAGCTTGTTTTTAGTTGCTGCTGCGCCATCATCTAAAGACTTAGCTAATATACGCTCCATTTCACCCATCATTAATTTAGCTTTTGCTTCACCAAATTTAGTTTCTAAAGCTCTTGATTCTGCTAAAAAATAAGACCTTAATTCTTGAGCTGCTTTAAAAGAAATACCATCACTTTTTATTGACATTATTTTTTCTAATAATTTACCACCCCAATCTCCATTTGGAATACCTGCTGTTTCTGCGCCAACTTTTAATCTGCTTGCAGCGTGTTGTTTTAATTCTTTAAGTGATACAGGCTGAACAATATTTTTAACCGTTTGTGTTTCTGTGCGATTAATCATAGCACCAGTATCATCTAAGATGTTAGTAGGTACTACTCTTTTTATTATTTCTTTTTGAAATTTTTCAGTATACAAAGTGTCTAGGTAATCAAACATTTGACCGCCTATAGCGCTATGTTGTGCTTGACCTGTTATTATTGCGGATTGAAAAAGCTCACCTATATCAACACTACCACTAAGATTATTGTAAGCTGTAGTATTGAAATGTTTTATATAAGAATCTACATAGTCTGTTATCGCTGTGTCTGTTAGACCTTGAGATTGTTTAAATTTTCCGCCACCCCAAGAAGCAGCAGCAAGAGCTTCTATACCATTAATAAACGCACTTGTTGTAACTTGAGAAGCTGTTAATCGACCTCCACTAGCTTCAATAAGGTCGTTAATCATTGTTGTTACAGGTACATATTGTTCGCTTTCATTAAGAACAGTATCCTCACCTGCGCCACGATAAGACTGTTGATCTATTGGAAGTTCATATTCTCCTGTTTCTGAAGGTTTAGTTTTACTCATGTCTTGTATGACAGCGCCTTCATACTTTGGCTTACCTTTAATTAATCTCCATGTTCCTCTAATAGAAGCCACAACACCTTGACCTAACGCTTCATAAAGTGCTTCTTCTGAGCCAGCACGAAAAGCACTATTTACAGAGGCTTGCCAATTACTAGGCTTTTTATCATTATCAGTTAAAGTATAAAAACCTTGTTCTGCAAGATCGCCTGTTGTTCCGCCTGCAAAAGCACCTCCAACTCCGCCTAGAAAAGCGCCTACTGGTTTTGCTGCTAAACCAACAACAGGAAGGACAGGAGGCATTGCGTTCCAGCCTATTGCTGCTCCTCTCCAGCCACCTACTCCGCCACCTACAATTTGGGCAAGTCCATCAGCATTTACTGTATCAATATTTTCAGGATAATCTGGATTACCCATTACATCTACTCCTGTTGGAATAACAGCTTGATTAACTAAATCAACATTATCCCAAGATGGAGAATTAACTATAGCTTGTGAAGAGCTTACATATTCAGATTCAATAACTTCATCATCCCATTCTAAATCTGCCATTATTTATTCTCCCCTTTTTGTCTAAGTTTTCCATCAGGACTAAAGTAATATGTTCCTACTGGTAAATCAACTACATCTTCTTTGTTTTGATAAGTTTTGTACCAACCAGATTGCATCCAATATCTATTTCTAACTTCTGGTCTAAACGAGGCAGTTATAGCTGATTTTTCTTTTTCAACTGCTGCTCTTATATCTTGAATAAACCTTACAACTGCTGCATCATTTGCAAAACCACCTTGTACTTCTTTTAAAAATCTTGTGTATTCAGATTCAGTAACAGCAGCACCAGAGCGTTCTTTTAATAAAGCGTTTTGTATAGCAGCTAATGCTTGTACAACTTCTTGATCTTTTTGACTGCCAAAAGTTGCCTTGCCTTTTTCAAAGAAATTAATACCAGGCAAAGAAACATTACCATTTTCATCTGTGTATTGAGCAATTAATTTTTCCATTCGAGCTATAGACCTTTCTGATTCAGGTATACCTACTTTAACCCATCTATCGCCTATAACTTTAACATCATCATTTATTGATTTTTCTTTAGCAATATTATCGTCTTTGTCATTGGCTATTTGTGTTTGAAGAATCTCGTAAGCATCTGTATCCATCCAACCTAGAACTTTCATTTCTGCAAGCTGTTTTTCTTGATTTTCTAATGTGTCTGTATAGCCATTAACAGAGGCTTGTTTTCCTACCCAGTTTGTTGCATCAAGCTCTTTTTGTCTTTTTAAAGCAATATTAGGATCAGTTTTTGTGCCTGAGACTTTGTTTGCATTAATTATTTGTGCTTCTGAGTTTTTCATAGAAACAGAAGTTTCCATTAATTTTTGTGCGTATTCGGTAAATCCATTTTGCATTAAATCATTTGCTGCTGCTATAGCAGTTTGTGAAGTAGTTATGTTTGTATGTCGACCTAATATAGCTTTTAATTTATTTGCATTTACAACTTCAGGTTCTTCAATATTTAACAGACCACGAACACCTTGATTGAGTCTTTCACGACCACTAGCAGCTAATGCAACTGCGCCCCTTCCTGGAGTTAACTGTGCTGCTGCTAATGCTTGCGCTCTTCTTTTATCGGCAAGTAAATTAGTTGTGTTAAAAGAGTCATCTAATAATCCCATAATATTCTCCTATCCGAATAAGCCACTAAGTATAGTTCCAGCACCAGGAAATACAACATTTCCAGCTAATCCTAAAATATCTGCTAAAGCGCCTCCACTTTGTGCTTTTTGATCCATTTGATTGTTGTATGCAGTAGATAAACCTTTTCCTGGAGTTACACTTACCCCTAAAGATTTTGCATCTGCAACGCCTTGACTTGCAACAGCATCACCGCCATAAATATTACTAATTGCAGAATTTTGATTATTTATAATAGCGTTTCTCATATCTTGACCTTGTGCTACATAACCTGCTCGCTCATTAGCATTAGAAAAATTTTGTTGTTGAACTGTTTCGCCAAATAAAGTATTACCTATAGTAGAAGTGTCTATACCTCTAGCGTTCATCATTTCTAATATTGCAGCTTTTTCTTTATCTTGGGCTGCATTTCTACTACCTGAAGTTTGGTCATACATATAATCAGCATATTCATAAGCGTTCATATCTCCTAACTGATTGTTATAACCTTCAACTTGGTTATACATGCCTGTTAACATTCCTTCCCTTCTGTCACTAAATTTTTGTTTTATTGTTTTAGTAACAGGATCAAAATAAGTCTCAACATCACCACCAGTAACATTACCTGCTTGACCAGCAGCAATTTGTTGGTCTAATATAGCTTGGTTATCTGCTACATTTTGATTGGATAAATTATTTCCATAGATATTTTCAGCAATTCCACCTAGTGCGCCAAATAAATTATTCCCAATAGGATTTATTAATTTTTGTTTAGCATTTCCTATTCCAGATTCGTCTGGTCTAAATTTCATTCCGCTTGAACCTGTATATCCATAGTCTTGCATTGGCATATCTTAATCTCCTGTTATGCTGTTAATTAACCTGTTCGTTTCCACATATATACTGTGATATATGGTTGTATGTTGTTGTGTGCTGCACCATCACCTGTAGCTGCTGAAGTAACACTTACTGCTCCTCCATCTCCTGCGTTAAAACAAGGATGAACTGGGCCACCTCCTCCAGATGTATTTGACTTTGGGTGCGTTACAACATGAGTGTGTGAAGGTAATTCAGCGGTGCTTAATGTGTGTGTTTCATGTCCGCCTGTTTCATTAAGACCATCAAATGTACCGCTAGAATGGACACCTACCATTACTCGTCCGCCACCATAAGCTGCCCAAGTTCCAAATCCAAGAAGTGTTGCTGGGTTAGTAGCTACCTGTGCGTTAAAGTAAATAGAGCCAACTGGATATACTAAAGCGTTAATAATTGCTGCTGTTACTTGTAAATCATTTGCTGCTTTTACAAAAGCTGTTGTAGCTACCTGTGTTGTGTTTGTTCCAGCATTAGCTGTTACTGCACTAAAGGCTTGTGAAGCACTACCTGCTAAATCTGCTTTACTATTTATTGAAGTTCGTACTGCTGAAAATTCAGTATTAAAATCTGCACCAGAAATTACTTTTCCTGCATCTGAATCTGCTAATGCATCTTTGCCACTCCAACCTACTGCTATTGTATAATTTGCCATTATCTTATTTTCCCTTGTTTGTGTAATAAAATTAAATCTTGTAAAGAAGCATCGTACCCATTTGATTCTATAGATATTGCTAATTTTAAATTTTTTGCTGATCCTGTAAGCGGTGTTTTATATTCATTTAATCCAAATACAGGAGCATAAGTAGAATTACTAGGATGGTCTGCTGCAACATGCGTATGCGTAACAGTTGTTGTTCCATACCTTGAAGTGTTTGCACCCCATAACGAAGTAGAACCTGTTGTTACTGGATTTAATGTAATTTGAGTTGTTTCTGATGGACTAGGACTATAATCTTTATACCATTTAACACCTAAGTTAGCACCAGAACCACCTTCAAGAACTATAAATAATCTTTTTAACAATGTAGATGATATTGATTCACCTAAATTAACCCAAGTTGTTTCTATATTACTTGTATAAGAAGAACTAGAAAAAGTAGTTCCATTAGCTGCTAAATCAATATCGTAATATCCTTCATATCCCGCAAGACCGCCATCTTTTTGTCCAACTAATAAACCATAAGTATCAGTATAAACCATACTTGATGGTTCTCTATCATTATCAAAAATCCAGGTTGTTACTCTTGGAGCATTATTAGGTGTGTAATGTTTAAAATCAAACACATAAGTAATATTAAGAACTGGAAAAGTCATAATGTAAATGCCTTCATTTTCAACATATACACTTTTAATATTTGTACTTTGTCCTATGTTTCTAATTAAAGTATCTTTAATATTTACACTTAAATCTTGTAATGGTATTTTATCATTTTGTGTTGTTCGTGCTAAAGACCTTAATCCTGTACTTGAACAAAACACTAAATCATCACCAATAGCTTTTATTGAATCTCTACTAACACAACCTACACCTCTTATAACTTCATCTAAAGCAAGACTACCAACAGCAGTTGGGCTGTTATAAACTACAATATTGTATTTACCAAATATAATTAATTTACCAAAATATGGTTCAATAGCTACAATTTCATCTGTTCCCCATATTGTGCTTAAATCTATTGCACCCGCATCACCACCTAACCAATCGTCACCATCAAGTAAATTTGACCAATAAACAATATCAGGTGCTGAAGCTACGCCACCACACCAAAGTCTACCATAATATCCCATACCGCAACTTGGATTAAATCCATCTGCAGGTACTCCAGCAGGAGCAGTAGCAGTTACAACAGCTAAATTGTCAGCGTGTGCAGCAGCAGCAGCATCTGTAGCACTTCTAGTTAATCCTGTAAATGTAGTAGCTGTAATTCCTGTGTAAGATATTACTTCACTTTCAATAATTACTCTTCCGTTAGGTGGAAAACCAACTGTACTATCTACTGTTATAGTTGTAACAGAATTATTAATAGCACCATTTAAAGCAGTAGTATTATAATGAGCCGACCATCTTTCTCCAGTATCTGAAGAACCATCATATCTTTGAGGAGAAACTCCAGCATGAAAACAATGTAATCTTTTGTTAAAATTTACAAACTGCCAATTTCCAGTTGAGTTAGCTACAGTTCTTTTAACATTAGCACCACTACTAGGAAACGCTGCATCAGTATCAGTAAAATCTACTGTAAAAATAGAAGTGCCATGACTAGCAAATATTTTTAAAGTTCCTTGATCATTATGTTCTATTATTGAACCTATTGGTGCACCACTTGGAGCAACTTTTTGTTTAAATCCTTTTCTAAATGCAATACGACCAGATTCTCTAATTACTACATTTTCTGCTTTAGTTAAAAAAGATGGATCTAAAGTTGCAGGATTACTCTGCGTATTAAGACCGTTTAGACCTATGTCCGATAATGGTTGATATGTTATTTGTTTAGCCATCTGTATTTACATACCAATCTGTTTCATATTGAGTGTTACCACTATCAAGCATAATAGCTTGTTTAAGTGCTTCATTAGCTTCTACAGCCATAACACTAGATTGTGTACCACCATCTTCACCTCGTTCTGAAATTGCCCTTGCCCAAGCACCTAATATAACTGGTTGAGCAGGAACTTTTAATACACTAGCAGCAGTAGATAAATTATCTTGATACTTTACAATATCAAAAGATACTGTGTGTACAGCAGTAGGAACTGGTGATAAATCTACTTTTAAATTATTAGAACTATCACTACCATTAAAACTGTAGTACAGAGGCTCACCAGTATCGTCTGTAGGGTACTTTACTGTGTTTATATACAATCTGCTTACTTGGTTTAAATGTTGCCCTGTATCGTTGTTTATAACATCTAAAATTTTAATTTCTTGACCAGAAGATAAATTATAGTTTTTAGTTCCAGAAACAGTATCTATGTCTTTAGTTTCTCTAAGATTTAACCAATCATGTCTTTCTTCAATACTGCGTTTAGAATCGTTAACTAAAGATCCAATTAATTTATGATAAGCTGATACATTAGTTGCATCATTAATATTGCCAGACCAATCAGTAGCAATAGTATCTTCTCTAAGCCTTATTAATACTTGATTAATTAATTCCCTATATGTCATTAGCTATCCTTTAATTATTGTTCCCCAAACTGAGGCTTTACCTTTTAC